AAGCTCATAGTTCGGTCTTGGGTTGTTGCAAGTATCGCAAACCTCATAAATTGTAATTTCATCATCTTCATCAAACAGAATTTCTGTTCCGTCTGGTCTTGTTATTCGTAGGTAGCCCATTAGTTCAATTCTCCTGTTTCTACTGTTAGCTTTGGTGGTATCCATCTACCTGATTTATCCATTACATACCAAATTGCTTCGCATTGGTTTTCTTTTATGCGCTCAGGGCAGACCATTCCGTAATATGGTTTATTGTATTTACTTACACCTTGCAGCTCTTTTCTTGCTCCATGCTTACACATTGGTATTTCTGTTGGCTTTATGCCCTCATTTAATTGTGTTAAAGCCTCGTCTAAATCCACAGGCATTGGCTTTTGCTCAATAGTCCATGGATCAGATGGTTTCTCCACTGGCACTCGTCCAGCCACTCGTTGCTCAAACTTATTGGCAACCTTGGTCATTTCTGTTCGGGAAGCCCTTTTGCCTTTTGTTGCATAACCTGCGTTCGCAAGAGCGCGTCCCAAACTGCTTGTTTCTGCGTTTTCAAGAGCTGAAGTAGCATTAACTCCTCGTTCGCTAATAATTTCAAATGCCAATCCAGTTGCCCAAGGCTTAGGGTCAGCTTCTGTTCGATATATTCGAGCGAACACAATAAACCTGCTCGCTGATGCTTCAACGAGTTCTGTTTCAATTCGTCCATCTGGGTACTCTTTCCAAAACTTTTCTAATCGTTCTTCGACTGTTTCATAATCTTCTAAGTTAAATGCCATTATTTACCCCTTTTTGAGCATTTGCAGTACTTTTTAAATCCGTATTTGCATGCGCATAACATTATTCAACCTCTTTCATTTTCACTAATGCAGCTGCTTCTGCAAGGTAGCAGATGGCGTCCAAATAATTGTCCAAATGGTCAGGTGAGTTGTAAATCCTTGCAAGTTTGACTGCGACCATGTCCAAACAAAAGGCTTCTGGGGTTCTTCGCTCCTCATGGATAACGGACTGGATACTTGCAGTTCGTATCGCCGTAACGTGAAAGTCATCATATCTTGCCTCACGCTGCAATAAAATGTCGTGAGCTTCGTTGAGAACGTCATTAGCGCGCATTCTGTTTCGCTTCTTTTATCCATTGTTCATAACTCAAACTTGAATTGATATTTGAATTATGATAATTTCTTATCGCTTGATTAACGGACTTTCCACGGCGAAAACCTAACGCCTTGCCTAGCTGGTAACCATTTGACCAGCCAAGCGCATAGCCAATAACTGCTGCTGCAATCATGGCTAGGTAAATAACTAGATCTGAATTCATTTTGCCCTTTCTGTGTGGTATTTCCACAGTCTTAGGCTACTTGACTAACGCGCTCTTTTTATGTCGTGGCGTATAACGATTTGATAACTATCTATAAACCTTGCCATAGACAGTAAAAGAACCATCGGCATTAACAGGCACGGGTATAGCGGTTACGTTTTTATCATAAACTTCAATAATGCCGAAGCCCATCTGCCAATTAGCGGCTCCAGCCTTTAAATAAGACGCTTTCCTGCTATCCATTAAGTTCCCTACCTCAAAGCCCCAAAGTGTCTTAAAACGGCCTTTGAAGCCCGTAGAAACCCCTTGTAGGCCAAGCCTATGGGTGTGACCACAAACGACAGAAACGCCAAACTTGTTGGCTAGTCCGGCTGCGGTGCCACCGGCGTTGCGGTTAAGACTTCCCTCATCGCCATGCACTAGCACCCAGTTGGGTAGGAATTCGTAGGGTTTGTTATGGAACTTGATTCGAAGCTCATCGAACCCCATGAACTTAGGGTAATTAAGCTCAGGAAGTCCGAGCAGACTTGGCGCTCCTCTGAGCAAAGTATGGTAGAGCCTGTCGGTGTGGTTGGAACGGGTAACATCGGTAACCCCAAGTTCCCACAGAATATCTCTGCAAGTTTCTCGATCTGCATCTAATTGCCCCTCGTATTCTAGTGGCGTTCCTTTAGCCCACTTGCTTTGTGACTGCATATCCAGTTCATCACCAACGCATAAGACTTGGTCGAACTTTTCACGCTGAACTAACTTTGTTAAATTCTTTACTGCCTTTTCATGATGATATGGAACTTGTAAATCGCTGATTACAAGTATTCGCTTTTTAGTCATCGTCCTCATCTTCGTAAGGAGTATGGTCAGGATTATTATATTCGTGGTCTGGTACTTGTGGTAGGAACCAATCAGGCCAACCCATGCGATCTGTACAAAGTGTTAGCGCAGCATCGCTTCTAAATCCTGCCTTACATAGGGCAAGGTAATACTCTCGAATTTGAATAGCATGAATTTCTAAAGGTGTGTAATCCTCTAGTCGTACTGTCTTAACGCGGCTTGGTTTCTTCTTTGCCATGTTTTGCACTCGCTATCCACTCTGTGGCTTCTATCAGAAAGTAAATCCCGTTGGTACGACAATTACCATCTGCTAAAGCCATGACTTATTGTCTATCTAAAAGAATGTTATAAATCTCATCGACACGCGAATTAAGTCTTTTAATTTCTGCAAGTAGATGAGTGATCACAAAACCAGCAAGGCCACCAATAATGCCGATGGTTGCAAGCCAAATGCCGAAGAAGTCTTGTGTGCTCATTACTTCTTAGGAGTTGCGTATCCAAATACGCCAGCTAGGACTGCCCACAATACAGAGCGATAGTCAGGTGAGAAGTTGCTGCTTGCCCAAGCTGCTAGGAATGCTCCAGCAGTTAAGACATAAGGGTTCTTTAAGTTCATTCTTTGCTCCAGTCTGGTCGTATTACAAGGCGAATGAGAGATACTGGACGTTTCTTTTTGGATACGCCATCTCCGTTGTCTTGGGATCCACTTGCGACAGCGCTAGTGTTACCCTCGATGGTGTGTAAGTATTCAGGGTTCTTCTTAGAAAAATTGATATTAACAATCCCGACGTGTTCGGCTCGCCCACTTCTACTAAAATCAAATAATACCAAGTCACCGCGTTTAGCTTCGGCGGTTGGAATGACCCGATTATTAGCTCTCGCCCATGATTCGAAATGGGGACAATAGGCGGTGTCTGGAATTGCTTTTTCCTCTTGGCCTTTGATGAAGCAAGCTCTAATAAAAGTAGCGCACCAAGGCTGATAATTGGCATGACCAGCCACCTTAGCGAACTTGTTATTATTGTTCGGCTTTTCGTTATAGCCGATTTCAGCTCTTGCAACATCTAAGACCTTTTGGACGGACAATTACTTATCCTCTAAGCTCGCTAAATATTCTTGATAACCTGTATTGGTTTCATCAATTGGAATATAACCAACGCTTTCAGGTTTATCTGAATCTAATAATTCAATATATTCCCAACCGAGCTCGTTTGCTTTTTTTGTATATGTAATTGCCATTTTATAACTCCGAATTGCAGGTAAAAGTATCGTCTGTTGAATCTGGATATGCGTAACATTGACCCGCTGCTGATGAACTTAACTCCATCGCAAATCCATTTGTGCCAATATAACTTGCGGCAGGTTGTCCTGTGTTGCCCGTTGCCCATGTGCCATTTTTAGTGATTACAGGTGCTGTTCGCATAGTTACCGCAAAAGAAATTGGAAATCTTGGACTTTGTGATGCTGCTGAAGCATAACCAGTAGCCATTGGAAAACCATTAGCGGTTCCACCGATAACTTGATAATACCTTTGGCAAGCTGCTAATTCACCTTGTTTTGTGCCTGTTGCAGTTTGGAAGGCTGTTGCAGTTGAACCTGCTTCTAATTGAACGCCCCAAAAATCGATGGTTTGAGTTGTATTGCTAGGTAATTCTAAACTTGCTTGCAAAAATGAATCATTATTAGTTCCAAAAGTTTTTCCTGAAACCGATGTAATTGCGATAGATTGACTATATCTAACCCAAGAAGTAGTCAATGAGATTGCTGAACCTGCAATAGAAGTTTCAGAAGATGGAGATCCACCTGTTCCGAAGTTTTGATAAAAATATGGAGTTACTGAACGAGTAGCATCTGCTTTAGCCCAAAATGAAATTGTTACTGTTTGACCTGCAAAAGTTCTAGCATCTTCTATTCTTTGTGCTACGCGATTAAAGGTATTGCCTGTTCCAGCAACCGATACTGCATAACGATAAAAGTATTGTGATTCGTATCCTGAAACTGGAGCAGCTCCAGCCGTAAATGCCTGACGGCTTACTGTTCTGGTTGCACCTGTTCCATCATAGCTAATTCTCCATCTATCTGCGCCATAATCGCCAGAAGTCGGATTGCTAAAACTTGTTCCACGTTGCCAAATGCCAAAATCGCCGTTAATGATTTTGTTTTTACCTGCTGAATAACCAGCAGTCCAAAGAGATGAATCTACTGCCGAACCGAGAGTGCGAATAGCTGATGCGCCATTCTTTACTAAGTCGGTGTCATTAGGCGTAGTCCAACCATAGTTAGTTGTTGTTGCCATTTTAAGTTAGCGCTCCTATCGCGTTTTCCCAAGTAAGTGTAGCGTTTACGCCTGTCCAAATAAGGGAAGCAGGGCTAACTGTTTCCCATTGTGGCGCCACTAAACTGAAGTCAGTAGGCGAAACGTAAAGCGTTAAATCAACGTAAGACGTGGTAGCGCTTAACTTCACGCTCTCCACAAAACCATCGAACTGTCCGTTAAACATATTCGCTGGTAAATTTGTAATTAAGACAGGCTCACCAAAAGCAATGTTAATTAAGTTATCGCGTGTGGTGTCGTCCATGTCTGGATTATCAAGACGGAAAGTGATAGTGTCTAATTGCGCTCTTGGAGTTGAGCGTAAGGCAATATCACGCGAAGCCACAGTTTCAATATCTGAGGCCTGTTTAATGTTGCTGAAAATTTCTCTTTGAAAACGCCCATAAGTAGCAATAGATGTTGCGTCTGTTGTTAAATAATCGTTATTGTAATTATTTCCATAATGAATAACTAAAGCATTACGAATGCGAGCTATTTGCAAAATAGAAGCCACAGTTGATGGTCTTGCAAAAGCACCATCAATGGTTGTAAAGCCATTAGCAGATAATTCTAAAGTTCTATGGTCTGCATCTGCATAAGTTATGCGACCTTGATTATCCTCATAAATTTGACCTAAGCCAGAGTTTGCTATCTGATCTATTAAATCTTTCATGATATAGGAACCAGCGCTAAGATTAACCATTGTGTATAAACCGCTATCAATGGTTCCTAGGCCTACATTTTCAGCGTTAGTCCACGTAGTTGTTGGGTCATATAATGACCAGTCTGATGATGGAGCTACTTCGTTCCATGAATTAACTAATAAACCTTCTAAAATTTGACTGATTTGTTCGCCATCTAATGCTTCGCTAAGTGTATCGGTATAAATAGCTTTGGTTAATCTCGACAAAGTTCCTACGGCAATAATTGTTCCACGCGTGATGTAGCCAGTTTCTTCTGGGGAACGAACCGAAATAGAAAAGTCAGAAACCTGCCCACCAAATACAGGATAATAGGTTCCGTCTGATTGCTTTAGTTCAAGCGTAATTGAATCAGTAACATCAATAGTAAAAGGAGCGTTTGTGGCATTAACAATTTCTATCTGTGAATAACCAGCAGAGGCTTGTTTGTCTATGTCTGTGCGGCCAGTGTTAAGCACTACGTTGGTTACTGTGGTATAGACATCATCACCAACAGTAACTCGCCATTCAGGAATCCAAGCCGTCATCCGACTAACAATTCTGCTGGTAATGCGCCTCGTCCATAAGAGCGCTGGAGTAATTCAAGAATTGTTCTTGCAGTTCCCTCTGGGTCAATAGCTCCATTGACTGTAACGTTAACTACTGTTTCGCTTGCAGCGTTCATCAAATCACTAAAGATTTTAGTAAAATCTGTTCCTGCAAATGGATCGCCAAACATTGCTCCGAAGTTGAATTCTGTTCCAGATATTTTAGCTAATACATCCAAAGCCTTATCAAGATTCGTGGCATTAAACAGGTCTTTTGCGCTTAAATTAGTGGCTGCCATTAATGCATCAATAGTTTTACTGATGTTGCTTTCGCTGAATAAAGGGTTGTTCATGCTTATGCCTGAGAGATATTTTTTGATATTTTCAGTTGCCGCTGCCTGAGCGTTTAAGGCATGCATTTGCTGGACAGATATTTCAAGTTCTCTGGTTAATTTAGGAATTAAAGCGGTATTATTTTGCTCAATGGCTAATTCAAGTTCAAAAATCTTCTGTAAAACATTTACGCGCCCGCGTTGTTCTTCTGTAATATCTGCTTGGCTTGCTGCATAAAGCTGGATACCCTGCAAATCAAATTCGCCTTTAACGCCTGAAATTGCAGATTTAGCTTTATCTAATGCTACTTGCGCTTTCTTTTCGTTAGTCTGCTTACGCAAAGCATCTAATCGCGCTTGCTCCCGTTTCAAAGCAGCTTCTTGGGCTTTCTTCTCTGCGGCGATTATTTTTGCGTTATTTCTGCGCCATTCAGCAGGGCTTCCTATGTTTGCAATGGGCTTTTCAAAAGCCTTGGCTAGATTAGGTATTGGTAAATAAAAGCCGCCAATTTCAACTGGGTTAAACGCATTAGCAAACAAGCCGCCCAAAATTTCACCAAAACGTTCTAACTTGCTATTAGCTTTATCTAGATTTCCACCATCGCCAGCTAAATCCGCAAAAGCATCTACTAGGCCACCGCCAATACTTTCCTGAGCGTTACCTGCTGCAATTTTAATTTTCTTTAACTTAGCTTCGGTTCCCTCTAAAGCAGCCTTTGTCGAATCTTTATAGGTTTGACCAATTTTATCTAAAATTTCCTCAAAGCCCATAGCTTTAAGTTCAGCAGAAGTAAAGCCTAAATTCAATAATCTCAAACCCTTATTATTACCGACATAAGCCTGTGTAAGAATGTTTGCTGCTTCGCTAACAGACATGAGGCCAGACATTGAGATGTCTAGAGCCGCTCTTAATATCTTTTGGCTTTTTTGTATAGATCCAGTTTGAGTTATTAGTTTTTGAAATGCTGGTTGTAATTCTTCTCTGGCAATGCCAGTCATGCGCTCTAAATCTTCTATAAAAGCATTAGCGTTAGATGCTTCAAAAGCTAAACCTAAATTTGTTACTGTTTGAGTTAATTGAGCGATTTGACGTTCTTCTGCGGCAAAAGCTCGAACGGCTGCCGCGCCATAATTTGCTATTGCTTGCGCTGAAAATGCAACGCCAAAAGCGCCAGCAAGTTTTTTTGTTCCTTTGTATAATTTATCTACGGCAGTGTCGGCTTTTTTAAATGCTGGTAAGCCTACGAAATCGGCCGCAATACGGATTGCAACGTTGCTATCAAATTTAGCCATTATTTACCTTTCGTTGCGCCGTAACATAAGAATTATTAGTTCTTTTATGGAATTCTTGAATAGTTTTATTTACTACATGAAGAATTGTTCCGTTTATTTTGCCCTCGTCTTGACCCCAAGCCTTAAAGATTAAACGGCCATTCATTTTACGGCGGCCAGATGCACCTTTATGGTTTTTTGATTGCACTTTAAAAATAGGCTCTAAAGCGTCAATAAATTGCTTACCAGCATAAGGGTTTGCAGACTGTGAATACTTGCGAGAAGTATCGCCCTTTTGTGCTTTCTTGCGACCATTAGGGTTCTTACGGCCAGCGGTTTCAATAATAGAACCTATTGCCGTGCTATTAACCACTTCTGCGGCGTAAGCGAAACCTTTACGATTAGGTTTAGTTGGCTCAGTAGATGCTTCAATTCCAGCTTTAATTGCTGCTGAATCATACATAGGAAATCTACCTTTACGTTCTCGCGAATAAAGTTCCCATGTTGATAATGGAGCTTGGCTCGGAACAAAAGATCTAGCGTTGCTAACAATAGGCCGCAAAGCGTGAGCCATGTAAGCCTCCAAATTATTAGCAAGGTCAGGTGTAAATTTGTGCATGGCCTTGCGTAGTTCAACGGCGCCGTCTAGCTCTGCGCTTAGCATCTTCTACCGCCTTTGCCTTGTCTTTATACACATCTACTATTGCCTTTAACATCCTTTGGTCTAATTCCAAAAGATATTGAGGCGCGACCCCCATTTCTACTGCTAACTTAGCAATAAAAAAGGTGAGGGAGCCGCGATCTACCCTAAAGGGTCGCTTTCTAGCACCTCTACTGACTTTAGTGTTTCCACAAAGTCCATGCCGAAAGGTTTTACAGTTTCACCCGAACGTCTAATGCATTCCCAAGCTACCCAATAGACTAAACCTTGTTTTTGTTCCTCTTGTAGGGCTTTGTAAAAGCCTTTATTATGAGTTTGTTCGAACGCGTATTCTACCGCTGGGGTAATTTCGTGTTCTGTTGTAGTTCCGTCTGTTCTGGTTATCTTTAGTTTTGCCATTGCCCTATCTTTCTATTATTAGAATGTTCCAGTAGTTGCTACTGTTGTTGCACCCTGCACGTTCCAAGTTACAGACTGCATACCGACAGATGCTACATCGCCGTTAATGTCTGTTGTGTTATTTACTAACACGTTGAATGTGTAAAGTGGGTTTGTTGCTGAAACCGCGGTTCCCTTTTCCTGAAGAAGCTTAACTTCCACAGTAGTTCCCCATGCAGCTTGTAATGTTGCCAATACGTTTGCTGACGCGGTGTCGTTTAGGAAATCGATAGTTACTGATGATGCTTCTAGGCCCTTAACGAACTTGTGGCCTGTATCGCCCATAGCAGTTACTTCGAGTTCATCGAATGTGCGGTTAAGTGTTACGGAAGTAACGTGGTCGCTAAGATCAACTGAATTTACCTTAACGCCTACCTTGTTGTTTAGGAAAATAGCCATTTATTATTCCTCGTCTTTCTTAGCGGCTGGTTTTGGTGTTGCTTTTTCTGTTGGTGCTGGTATTTGGCCGATCTTGATTAGAAAGGCCGTGTTCTCGTCTAGATCTGCCATTGTTAGCTCCATGATGTGAGAATTGAGATGGACATTTCAGCAGATAACAAATCACCAGAAGCCAATTCCATTACGCTTGGTTCTGATACTTCATTAACTGCTACATTTAACGAACTAGCTGCTAGCGCGTTAAAAACTCCTGTGATGATTTCTTCTAGCCCTGCTAGGTTGCCCTGATTATCTAAAATAGGCACAGTCATTAAAATTCTAAAGTTAGCCATCGGGCTAATTGCATTGTATTGATTATTTTGCATTTCAAGCATTGGGCTATCCCAACCCACAATTACAGAATTAGGAAGAACTGTTGCTGGCGGAAACGCAAAAGTCTGCCACTTGGAGCTATCCGTAAGCGCAGTTGCTATTGTGGTGCGAAGTGTAGTTATCGCTGGAGTTGGCATTAGCCCACCATTGAGTTAGGGTCGAGCGCGTGAGCGATAAGGCCACGAACGCGAGCTAATAAGCTATTGCCCATTCTGTAAGGAGATGGAGTAAAGTCTGGTGAAGAACCGCCAGTAGATGAAACCTGACGGGCTTGCCAAATATCAACCGCTATCATTAAAGCAGCTTCTTGAACTGCTGCGTCTAGTGTCCAATCAACGTAAGTATCTGCTGCTACTTGGCCTAAAGGCTGAACTGGGTGATAAGGCGCTGGAGTGTTGTTATTTCCTGTAATTGCGTAGGTAATCGAATATGTGCCTACTGCAGTAATGGTCTTATTGCCATTGTGCTTAGATCCGTTGCCAGTAATAACGACTGTTTGGCCAACGTAAAAAATTTCTGTAACTTCTTCTTGGAAGTAAAGTGTGCCTGTGTTTGTAGTATTGCTATGGCCAACGTTGTAGTAATTATTGACCCAAAGCATAGGCAGCAAGACATCATCTGCTGCATCGCATACTTGTTGCAAAGTTGCGTCTGGATAAAGTGAGCCAACGCCAAGTGTTGAGCGCAATTCGCTAACTGTTGTTAAACTCATCTCTTTATCCTTTCGTTTGACCGATGAGAGGCGGTAGGGCTAACCGCCCCTCTCGGCATCTAATTTTCTAACTGATTAGGTTAGGTTAAACTTACGAACGCCCTTACCTGACTTAGCCAAGTAAATTGCTAGGTATCCGTATAGCGCGATTTCTACTTCGCCAGAAGTTAGAACGTTTACGCGAAGTTGAGTTGTTGGTGATTCCCACGCATAAACTGATGATGGAGCAACCAAGAACATCGAGTTATCTACAACACCAGATGTGCTGATGTTGTGATCAACAATTAGGTCTGTTCCAAGAACGTTTCCGCGAACTGATGAAGCTACTGCTGAACCAGATGCGTTTGTGGTTGAACCCTGTGCTGAGTAAAGCGCACGGCCTGTTGTATCAGCAAAGCCTGAAATTGCTGCCCAAGCGTCTGTGCTAGCCACTAGCTTGTTAGCGAAATCTCCACCAGTTCCCTTGTATGCATTTGCACCTTCGGTTGCGATGAATGACTGTAAGCCAGCTGCGGTTGCTGCGGTTGTAGCAGCAGTTGTTCCGCTTGATACGAACTCAGCAAGTAGAGCTGCGTCTGTTGCCTTTTCATAAGCCTTGCGAAGTTCAATCATCATAAGTTCCATGAACGCTGGTGATGAGCGGTCAATTAGTTCCCATGAAACGCGCTGCAAACCAGCAAACTTGTTGATGTTTACAGTGTCGTATGATGAGGTCATGCCTGTTTCAGATGGTGCTGCACCCTCGTTTGTGTCTGCCACTGTTGGAGCAACGTCTGGAGTTCCTGCATTTGTGTAAAGGCGTGGAACTGTGAAGCTCATGCCCTCTGCGATAAGTGCTTGACGCGTTACTGCATCAAACGCTGGACGGCCAGAGAATGTGTCAGTAATGAAGCTCTGTAAGTGTTGTGGAAGTGTTAAGCCTGTGTTAGTTGATGTTGAATCATCAGCAGCACGAACTGTGCGGCGAGCTTCGTCATCTCCCATTGCAGCCTTGATAGATGCAGAAAGATATTCTGCGCCTGTTAATGGCTTAATGCGATCCTGCGCATAAACCTTTGCAGCGGTTACCTTTGGTGCGGCGGCTTCTACTGATGCTGCCTCTACCTCTGGAGCTGCTGAAACTTCTGGAGTATTCTCCACAGTTTCCTCGCTTTCTTTTGTAGGTGTGGTTGCATCTTCATCAGCAGGTGTTTCTGCTTCTTCTGATGCCGCGACATCGATAACCTGAGCAGACTTAAAGGCTGGCTCTGTTACCAAACTTACTTCAAACAAATTAGCAGCAGTAACGTGCATTACTCCTGCCTTGTTAAATGACTTTTCTACTTCTACGCCGACAGATAAACCGCTCTGTAAGCCCTCGCTTGCTAAAAGCAAAGCATCGGTGCCGCGAGTAGATGAAGAAACTTTGAAAGATGCGTAAATGCCATCTCCGCCCTCTGTGAAATACTGAGCGCGGCCTAGAGGCTCTTTAATGTTGTGCTGATTAAGAAGTTTAATTTTCTTAGGATCTTCTGGAAGTTTAATTGAGCCAGATTCAAACACAACGCGACCTGCGCTGGTGTTACCGACTTCGCCAGTTCCAATAGGAACGATTTTGCCAGAGATAGTGCGCTTTTCTGCATCGCAGGTAATATCCGCACTAAAGGTTAGGATTTTGTTATCCACTAATTTACCTCGTCATTTCCCATAGGGGTTAGTTCTTCCATCTCACGCGCTTGTTCCACTGTGATTAGGTCGAGTTGTAGCATTTTCTCTATTGCCGCTAAACGCTCTAATGGTTCAGTGCGTAAGAAAGTATCATTAACTTCAAAGCGAACTTCATTGCCATTTGCAGTAATGTCGTTCATAGATAAACGAGCTGCAATAGCATCAAGATATGGCATAAGAGAATATGCAAAGAATTGCTTTCGCTCGTCCATGACGTTTGAGTAAGTCATAGAATTATTCATATCTGCTGAAAGCATATAAGCAGGGATATTGCAAAGACGTGCAACCTCTGTCGAAAGGTATTGCAAACTTTCTGCATAAACCATGTCTTTAGGTGAATATGAAGTTGGAGTGTAATCAAGAGTTGCAGTTAAAAATGCAGTTCCGCGTGTATCGCGTGCGCGCTTCCATGCACCTAGAATTCCTTGAACTTCTTGCGGCGTCATGTCTGCGCCAGTGTTCTTAATTACGCCAGTAGGAAATGGAGTAGCTGCTGCAACTGCCATTGCGCGCTGCACATCTAAAGCTGCTTGAATTGTTTGTGATCCGCGAGCTAATACTCCCTCATCGAAACCTTGAAAGGTAACTAACGAACCAATACCAGACATCGGCCGAGGGAAACCATCAACGTAATATTGATTTACAGTTGTGTTGTATAAATCTAAATCATAAGTTACGCGAGTATTTGCAACCCATTCAAAACGCTTAGGTCTGCCATCTTCTTCGTAAACTTCTGTAACTTCCCAATAAGCAACGCCGTAAAGCATTAACGAATCAAGTGTCCAGCTAATAGTTACAAATCTTGGCTGAGCTAGTGATGGTTGCTCTAGCCATACTGGAGAACCTAATTCTTCTCCAGTAGATTTACGATATAACGCCATTGGAATTGTTGCGCCAGTTCCGCAAATTAAATTACGAGCGCGAGCCAACGCTGAGCATTTCATGGCGTCATTGCGTTGTAATCTTGGAGTTATATAGGTAACTAATTGATTAAGGTTTTCACCCATAACCTGAGGGGCATATTGCGCCAAGATCGAGTTAGACGATGAAGTGTCTTGTGATGTGGTCTTACGCGAAAATATACCCATATGTATAAGTATAGCAGAATAGTTGAAAGTTCAACTATTATTCAAGTGAATAAATTGCTGGTTTTGCAATTGGCTTTAGAAGCTGATGAACGACCATTGCTAGGGCAATAGGAGCCGATACATCGCCAGCCGATTTACGTTTTACGATACGCCAGCCGCTATCATTGGTTTTGGCGGCTACGTTATTCATTTGTTTATCTAGTTCTGGCTGCATCGGGTGAGCCATACGCATATTTACAATACTATCGAGCAGATCGCCACAGGCTTGATAGAACTGCGCACCTGATACATCTTCAACCATTACGCCAGCTCTTGAAAGCCTATCTGCGATGGTTTGAGTAGCGTATTTGTCGTAGCAGGTTAAACGAGGTTTGAATTTGTCTATCCAGCCCTTAATATCGGCTGCTATTTTCAAATCATCTACCTGAACGCTATTTTCCCAAGTCTGAATGACGGCTACGCCAATTCGACCATCTTCCATTATCCAGCCCCCGACAAGGCTGGCAAATCTGCCAGACGGAGCCTTGTCGAAAGCGAAGATAGTGTATGCGCCCTCTCGGATAGTTAAATCTTTTTCGCCGATTGCTTCCCACGATCCGTTCGGCCAAGGACTTGCCAACGAATCAACCCATTGGCAAAGCGTTTCTGTTCTAGTACTCTCGATAGAGTTAGTAGCCACGGATTCTGCAATGGCGCTTTCATCAAATAAATATCCCAGCGCAGGATTCGCAGCTTGCCACGCTTTTCGGTCATCAATTTTAGCAAATTGAGGAGCGCTGTATTCATACCACGCGAACTCTGGAGGTGGATAATCAAAAGCCCTTTCGCGCATATCGTTAAGCACTGTTGAGAACGCATCACCAGCGTTAGACGTAGTGAAAGTCTGCGAGTTAGGTCTTGCTCTTGTAGTTGGTCTAGCAGCTGTCCATGCATCTTCGCTAATTTCTCTAAGCTCGTCAATATAAAGGAAATCAACAGTCTTACCGCGAGAGCCATCGCGTGTAGCAGCAGCGACTTCGTAAAGGCCGCCGTTATTAAGTAATATCTTTTCAGTTCCGTTAGCATATCTAATCGCCTTTACCTGTGCTTTTAAAAAAGGGAATTCTTCAAATAACCCTGCCACTTTTTGAAAGGTGTCTAAGGCCATATTTCTATTAGAGGACATAGCAAGCACATTTTCGCCTTGCAATAGCTTCCAAAGAATGAGCATACGCGCTAGGTGTGTCTTTCCATTTTGCCTAGCGATTAACAATCCCCCGACCTTACGCCTGAACTTTCCATCTTCGCCAATACTTAAATAATCATCAAGCACCCAACGCTGCCACGGCAATAACGGCATCTCCAAAAGGTCAGCGAGATCTGCAACCTCTTGCATGCGGCTTTTGCCTGTGTGTAATGGCGTGTGAATGCGTGGTTCTGTTAGCCCCCTCAGCGATTGGTTCTCATTGGTTGCCATTGGCTACGACTGGCTCGAATCGGTATTAAACGGGCTGTGATGAACAACACTGACCGACATAGGAGAG